CTTCTTGGCGCCCCTCCCCGCCCCCGCCATCGGCGCCGTTCTGTCTCTGCTGTTCGGCCGCTACGCTCTCCCCACCAAAATACCCTTCGAGTTCACCATCGCGGGCATCCCCACAGCGGTACTGCTAACGAATCTGGTGCTTATCGCTATCATCGGTGCTATCGTCTTTTTCAGCTATGTCAGCATGGTGGTTCGCGACACCGGTTTCCCCGCCACGCACCCGTGGCTCTTTGCGATAGAGACTGCGGTCGTCGGATTTGTGCCAGCCAGTGTCATCTACGTCATGTCGGACTTCCGCGATAATGGCCGCCCCGACGCCACGCCGCCTAATCGGGAGTTCCTGCTGCTGGCCGGCAAATTCGCCATATTCCACCTGCTTTTTCAATTTAGTGGACTCTATAGCTATTTATTTAAGTGATATTTAATAGTACTGTACAATCACAAAGTTAAGACAGGTGGTTTCACCGCCTGTGATTGTATGTTAACATAGCTTACCGATATGAATTTGTCGGTTTCTGGAAGAAACTGACGGGTCTTAAATTAGGTAAGCTACGGTACAGGTAGCCAAAAAAAATCGCAAGATAGAGTATACAATGGCTGCTAGTTCTGGTTCTGGTGCTGGTGCTGGTGCTGGTGCTGACGGTGGTGGTGGGGTTTCTGGTGTATCACGCTTTACACCGTCATTTAGCTATACTGCTTATCCCGATATGGCAGGGACAACAGGCTATATTACCTTAGCTTATAAGCAGCGGTATGATGCAACACTACTAATAAGCGATGTATCTGGATTTAAAGTTATTCAAACTCAATTTCCAACTGGAATTCTACTTGATGTTAATAGCTTCCATTCATCTATACTAACAACAACTACTGACAGTGCAGGTAGAAAATATTCAGTCGCCGATATATCTGTTAATTACATATGGATTATAACAACAGATATAACAGTAGAAACAACTTTTACAGATGGTAGCACCAAAACATCAACGGTGAAAAGAATTATACCAGGCGGTATTATATCAGATACAGCTGTTGCAACACCTCAATCATTGGTCCCAACATTATCTTTTAACCAGTACGATGCTAGTGGAATATTACAGATATTATACACACAGGAATATTCATATGATCTAACAGAGAATAATATCGCACGTGTTCGATTTATATTAGAGAAGACACAAACATATGTTGGAGATCCTAACCCCCAGTATATAATGGATGTTAGTGGTTCTGTTCTTATTAACACTGTTGATTTAAATCTTAATAATATTGCGCAGACAACACTTAGTGTACCATTCTATCATAATATGTCATTCAACATATGGTGTATCACAACCTTTACAAATGGTAACACTTCTCAATCATTACCAACAACTCTTACAAACAGCTATACACACTATAAAGACGCAGCACAAGCAAATCCTCCCCGTGTAGTTATCTCTAATGTAATAAAATCATCTGTAAATGTAAGTTTTGATGTATCCTATTCAATCATTTTACGTCATTTCATGAATCAAACAATACCAGATTATGGCAGCATTGATAGAGTAATTATATTATCTAATGGCACAGCGCCATCTTCAAGCCTAACATTAACTTTTTCACAAGATTCATCTGGTAATTATATTGGAACAGGTTCTGGTAACTTTGGAACAGGCGCAATATCGGCGAATGAATCAGGTACGTATGATTATACGATTATTATTCGAACAATTTACAGAGATAATACTGAACATATATATCAAGAAGCAGGAACAATTGAAGACTCCAGTAATTATCTCATAACATTAACATCTATATCTCCGACTACAGGTACTTCTACATTCACAAGGAGAGTCAAATCAATGCCGACATATAATATTCGTGATACCGATATCAGTGAACTACATATTGTTAACCCTCTTTCTTTACATGACATCTCATTTGGTAGTAATACTATTCCAGCTGGTTGTAAGATTATTGCTGATATGATTCCTTATCTATCAAACGCAACATGTGAATATCAGGTGCCATCTGGAACGTTTTCTGGCGGCAGATTTATTGATTTTATAACTAGTGGAAGTGCGACCATTAAGAGAATAGATATAACGCAGCCTATTAGTTTGATTGATGCATTGAGCGGTTCTATTTTACCAGCTGCTATTAAAGATTACTCGCTGTCAGAACTATTTATTTCGAATACACTTCGCAATACACTTTCTTTCTCCAATAATTCATTATCACCTGGATGCAAATTACTGTTTGATTCTGATAAATATCTAACTAATACAACTACTGTATTCACTGTACCTTCCTCGAATTTACTTTCAAACTTATCTGTATATGCGACACTAAATGATATTATAACATCCCACCCGTCAAATTTAAATATTAAGAAAATAGACCCTTCTGCCAATTCCACATTTGTTATTGAAAATAATGATATCCTTGATTTAACTTATATTAATGATCCAACAAATCCAACAATTATTGTACGTTCTAATAATCTTCTGAGAAATACAACATTAACTGATATCTACTTACCAGGAAATCAGTATGCTACTATATCTTTCCTACAAAACTCGCTCCCTAGTGGTTGCAAAATAAAAGTGGAAAATAACGACTGGGTAGATAATGCGGTACTAATATACACAGTACCTTTATCAGGTAATTTTGCGGGTGGTATCTTCAAATTTGCGACTGACCCGCGTCTCTCAACATACGCATGGTACCCGTTAACATTTGAAAAGAAGATAAGCTCTGTACGCTATTCTGTAAAGTCAGAAATAGCATGGCCATCAAATCTTTTCAGAGATGCGTCGGGGTTAACAGAAATTTTTATTCCGGCTGAATATGCTTCTACGGTTAACGGTAATTATATCGGTGTATCGTTCGGTCTAAACTCTCTACCTCCAAACTGCCAGATTATATCAGGCGAGACTAATTATATCTCTAACGCATACTCTATAGTATCTACACCAAGCGTTGGTGATTTTACAGGCGGAACAGTACCAGAGATCCTTGGAGTAGGCCCATTAGACGTTTCTAAAATAGATAACAGTCAGCCCTATACACTCAAGTCAACATCTGTAGCATATCAGATACCAGCCAATTACTTTCGCGCAGCTGGAGGTTTAACTGACCTTTCTGTAACAGCCTCTGTGTATGGTTTTGTAACGTTTGGTTCGAATGCACTGCCACCCGGTTGTATTATTACTGCACCTGTGCCTTATTTAGTGAATACGCTCCTAACATACACCGTTCCGCCAAGTACGGTATCTCTTCCTTCTGGATATATCCACGAGGTTGTGAACACCGGTCATCCTATCACACTTTCTGATGCAAGTGGTACCTCTACGAAATCATTTATGTATCGTTCGCCATTTGATCTTCCTGCTAATTCTATATTGCGTTACTCTGATATTAATGAGTATATTATTGACACAGTAAATCATGTTCAAAATATTACAATCGGCGCTACTTCTTTACCAGCCAATTCAAAGATAGTACTTAATAATAATCCTTATTTGTCTGATTGCGTTATAAAGATTATCGTACCCAGTGGAAATTTTGCGGGAGGGAGTATTTCTGATATTATGTCATCTGCTCCTGTAACTTCTGTTATTAAAAATGCTGGTGCTCAGATCACCATAGGTTCTATCCCTGATTATGCCTTCTCTAACTCAGATTTATCTGGTACTACAGTTAAGATAATAAACTCAACTACAACAACTCTTGGAAAAAACTGTCTGCCACCCGGTTGTATTATTGTATCAGATGTGAATGATTATCTGACAACAGCCAGACTATCTTATACAGTGCCAGCTGGCGAGGGTTTGAAAGGTGGTCAATTATATGATTCTATTAATACTGGCACCTCTATCTATCTCACAGAGACTTTTGGAAGAAGTTATTTTACTTTAGTGAAGGAGATTCTACCCGCTAACTGCTTTCTACGTAATTGTGTTGGATTATCGTCGTTATATGTTTTAGATGCTATTCGAAGTACTGTTATATTTGGTGCTAACTCTCTTCCGATTGGTTGTAGGATTGATTCTAATTTAAATAAAATACTAGATACATATCTTGATAACGCAAAATTATCGTTTAATTATGTGGTACCAGAGAATATGACTGGTGGATCATTTAGTGAAGTTGTATTAGGAAGTAGTAAGACAATAATAGCCGATATCAACGGTATACCAATTCAAATGAAATCTGGCGTAACCAACATACCAGCAGGGTATTATCGTAATACAACTGGATTATCTAGCTTTAAAATTCCAGATGGTGGGTTCGGCACAGTGGTGTTTGGAGAAAATTCTCTTCCAATTAACTGTGAAGTTTATGAGGCGCCAGATTCAGTCAGCTCTGATCTTAGCTCAAATAACTATATTGGAAACATACGCCGGATGACATTCATAACAGATGCGTCATCATTTGAATCGGGAACAATTTACGACATAGCAGCATCACATGGAGTATTTACGTTCACTAAATATCTCCTACATGTACCGTATACTCTCAAATCTAATGTATCTACTATTCCATCAAATAGTTATCTTCGTAGATCTAACATAGATGTTCTTCAAATTTCACCTGCAGGAAACTCTACAGCATATCCAGCCGTATCATTGGGACAAAATGCGTTGCCCGCAGGTTGTCAGATTAGATTCTATGTTGAATATATAGTAAGTGGTGTTGAGCTTGTTTATACAGTTCCTAACGGTAGTTTTTCAGGTGGATTACTAAGCAGTCTACAATATACTATGAGCCCCACAACGGCAACACTGAAATCCGACATGAGTGATGTCCCGTCTGATAATTTCCTAAATAATACTAATATTAATAGATTAATAATACCTGCAGGTAGTACAACTATTACTTTAGAGCCCAGAGCACTTCCAATCAACTGTCTGATAGGCCAAAATAATACTAGTCAGACTAAACAGTACACAACTAGCGATAGAAATACCACCATAACTAGAATTGGTGAGATCTACTATTCTGGTAGCAACTTTTTTTGGATTCCTGATACATTAACTAGCAAAACAATAACTTTACCAAACTTTCTGAGTTATTTTGGAACATCTGACTATCCTATGTATTCTCTGCCAAATGGTTTTACAATAGTGTGCCCATCAAATCCTAATTTCATTATTGGAACAGATTACAGTGATACATACACTCTGAATTATTATGGAATATCTTACAGTAAAACTGGAACACAGCTCTCTATTAGTAATATTCCTACAGATCTGTCGGGTTCGATTGCTATACCTAATAATATTCGTATTCTGCCAACTATATTAGCATCCTATGTTGACAATAACGGTGTACCAAAGATTTCAAACTTAATAATATCTCCACTTAACGTGTTTGAGCTCCCGTATAATTTTAATAGAAACTTTAACAGAAATCAGCTTGCAGATGGGCAAATATACTCCTTTGGTAACTTAACATGGAGAAATAGCCGTGCCGTAGGCGGAACCAGAATTACTGATATGGGTTTTAATCCTATAAAGTATTTGATGCCTGGTGCTTTTGACCTTTACAATTCACAGTTCAAAGATTTATCCGCACTTCAAGCTATTGTAATATCAGATATGACCACAATAACTGCTAACGTACCAGCGGAGTTCTGTAAGGGCTGTTCATCACTTATTCGTTGTGATATACGAGCGCTCAATGTTGGCGCAAACGCTTTCAACGGATGTGGTATTCTTAGCAGCGGCATATCTTTTGGAGATACACGTAGTATCGGGGCCAGTGCTTTCCAAGACTGTTCACAATTAAGAGGAGTTACAATACAGTCCAGAGGAAATTTAGTAATTGAACCAGCAGCATTTAGTCGTGCTATGTCACATCCAGCAGCGGATGTTCTAGGCTGTCCAATTTCACTTACTACGCAGGGTGACTGTGCTATAGGTTCCACCGCATTTTTGGACTGCTCTGAAAGTGAAACACTACTAATCTCTACTACTGGTACATCTAACATCGGTCAGTTTGCTTTTTCTGGATGTAAATCACTACATACAGCTACTGTTCGCTCCACTGGAAATTGTATAATTGGAGGATCAGCATTTGCTGGCTGTACGAACCTTCAGACATTGATGATAGACTGCTCTGGAGCATGTACAATCGCCGCAACGTCATTCACGGGGTGTACATCTTTGAAGACGGTTACTCTATTAATAGGTGGCAACTTGACATTCAGTACTAACACATTTAGAGTCAGTCCTATTGAAAAGTTAACAATCACAAATATAAATAGCGCCTCTTTCAATTGGGCAAGTTACCAAAATAGCTTGACTTCTCTTAAAAATATTACTCTCAGCATTGCCCCTTCAGTCACAGCTGCAATTGGAACACTCACTACAGCCACAAATCTTGAAACCGTCATGATTACTGGAGGTGCCATGACGTTAGCGGAGAATGCCTTTCAAGGCTGTAGTAAACTACATACAGTTATAATATCAAGCATAATACAAAATACTGCTGGTGTATCAGTTCCAACAAATGCCTTTACAGGTTGTAGCGCGCTTACATCAGTGAATCTATCTCTCACTAATAGCGCAGCAACCGCATGTAATTCTAGCTTTTCGGGCATAACCTCTCTCACCAGTATCTCAATAACAGGTGGCAGAGTAGCTTTGCCAGCAAACTCTTTCAGTGGATGTAGTAAGCTCAATACTCTTACATTGAATTGCTCTCTTACCAATAGTTTTGATAGCACAGCATTCCAGGGTTGTACAATGTTATCGACCCTCACACTACCGTTCGCCATAGATGCTGTTGCTAGCTTTGCAGCACCACTCAATTTCTACACATTACTACAGACAGTATCACTCACAGGCGGAGTTACAGTTACACCGACTAACTTTCTACAGGGCTGTAGCTCTCTACGGAATCTAACTATTAATGGTGTTTTAGCAGGAGCGTTAGATTCTACAATTATGCAAAATCTTAATAATCTGATATTAAGGACATCAACAGTACAAACGATTGCACCATATAGTTATATGAATAATACCAACTTCCGCAATATTGATATCTCACCGATTGATAAAATAGGGAAAGGTGCTTTCTTTGGTTGTACAAATCTTAAGATGCTTGTCCTGTCTGAGGGATTGACTGCAATAGGCGATTGGGCATTTGCTAACACAGGTATCAGTGGTGAAGTAGTTATTCCTTCTACTGTAGTATCTCTTGGAAATGCCTACTTTGTTGGATGTCCACATCTACGAAAGCTGACATATCGCTGTCCAGTATTAATGTTCCAGGATCCTACACAGATTAGCTCTGATATGTGGAATGTTATTCACCAACAACCAACTATAACACTTGATATTTCAGGTATTACAGTATTAACAAAAGGGGAAGACCCTAGTCTTAATATAACATATATAGATTCAACATCTACATCTCACACTTTATCACATTCAAGCCTTTATAGCAATCTAAATTTAGAAAAGTATAATGCTCGCGCAACTGCCTTTGAGCAGACACTCAGTTATATATATCCGCTCTATAATATAGTATCAGAACCAAGCAATAATCAATATGATTTGTCAAGCAGCTTAATAGTTGGCACGCAAATTGAAAAACTCCGCGATGCAGCCAGTAAGTGTAAGGATACGACTGGTCCTGTCGCCAATCTCACAACATTAACAGCATTCAACACAATTACAAGTAGTTTCAGTGATATAACTACTATAGCAGCTGCAGTTGGTCAGCAATCTAATATAGCATCTGCTGCTATTGCGTTTGGAGAAGCTATCATCGCTAACACTAATATGTATAGTTCACCGGCCGATCCTACGAAAGTACTATCTGTTCCTGTGCCAATGACTCTACCTTCATCAATAAGGTTGCCATTACAGAATATAAACTTATCTCGCATTATTGGTGAAAATTTAATAGATATATGTAATGGTGTGTTGTATGCTAGATATAATGTTTCTAATATGATAATTCATATGTATGATTCTACAACATTTGATATTTCAGGAACAGCTACTCTAAATATTGATGAACATCTTGGAACTAATGCTGCTACTATTATGAAATATCTCTTTATTCAAGATAATAGACTTAATAATTATACAGTTAATTTTAGTTTCACTGGTGCTTTGACATCCATATATCTATTGGATGACAAAAATAATAGCAATATTGATATAAGTTCACAAACTGTTATCATAACTGATCTTGCTATGGATATGTATACTAATTCGTCTGTTAGTATTACAGCAGCGCATCTTAAAATATATAACAATGCTTTCAATAAATGGAATACATGTAAACTAACAATTTCTACATCCAACGTTGTTGTTGGAAAAGATATATTTATGGGTTCTAAAGAATTAACAATTAATTCAAACAAGCCGCTCGTAAACACACCACAGATACAGATGATAGATTTTGGTGGTTCTTCATCTGTCCTAGACATTAGTAGCATTATATGGGAACATACGGGTGTACCTGAAGCTAAAATAAGAGATTTAACTATTTCAACTTATATACCCAAAGAAAATCCAGGTTATGTACGCGGATACTGTATCATAAAGTTCCAGGATTTAGATACGCTAAAAGAGCATGCGCTAATTGCGCAGCCAGAGGATTGGTTCTGGTGCTACCGCGGCGTATTCAACTCATATGATTTTGACGGAGGGCCAAAGGATGATAAGTACAATATAACAAATACAGGATTTAAATATGTGAATGAGTCATCTAGCGGTTTAACAAACTCTTTTGCACCAGACGTATTTACATATAACGGCTACAGATTTACTCGGAAAATAACTTCATCAAGGAACACTAACAATAATGTTCTGTTACGTGCTGTCAAAACGGACCTATCTCAAGCAAAAGCAACACGAGCTAAGACAGGCATATTACTATCATTACTGCTTATCGCAAAAGATATTGCTCTAGGGATCGCGTTTAGTGGATTAATGGTATTAAGTGCCTTACCAGGTGCAGCTGTTGTAACGGCGCCATTAATGATCGCACTAATAGGGGCTCAAATTACATTATCGCTTGCATTAACGTCTTATATTACACATGGTAAGTTTAGACTGTCTTCCAGTGAACTTGATGCTACCACTATCGCTGTTGAAGTTGTAACGTCGCTCGTAGGTGGTGCTATACAGATTGGTTCAGCATTAAGAACTATTCAGGCTTTAAAAGTTGTAAAAGCATCATCATCTGCTGGTGCTGCTACCATTTTAGTAAGGACTACCCCACAAGCTGGTAAAATTACTAATGTAGCCAGAGCTGCGTTAGAAAAGTCCTTATCTTCAATTTCTGATTTCGCAAAGAAGTCGGTTCGCTTGTCAATTAATAAAATTAAGAAACTATTCTCTCAAAATAGCACAGAAATCTCTTCAAAAATGGTAACTGAAGGTTTTATTCCTAATCCAATTCAGTTCGCGCGTGCTGCGTCAATGAAGGGCATTCCAGTAGCTCCAATTAGTAAAAATGTACCGGCTACTGTACGTAGCGCTGTGACAGGTAGAGCAGCAGCAGCAGTCCGTAGTAAAGCAAGTATAATCACAAAACCAATACCAAAAATGAATGCGATTAAAATTGATAAAGGAGCACCAACTAGAGTAGGAATACCTATTGATAGTAAATCTAAAAGTGCCAACTTATCGTATTTTGATGACGGGGTAAGTACAATAAACCCAACGACTGCACAAGAAGTAAGAGTTCAAGTAAAGAAATCATTTGAGCCAATGCAAAGTAGATTAACATCAAGGCGTAATATTATTACTCTTATTGAAGATATCGCAACAGAAGCATTTAATAATTTTGGAACTGATTCTGATTCAATTATCAGGCATCCTAATTGGTCAATATTCTTAGAGGCAGCTCTTCAAAGATTTTCACTCTCGTCTGATTCAGAAGATATTGATAACGCAATATCATTTATTTATCGTCTACTTACTGCTGATTACAGCTCTGCGTATGATGCGAATGTAGATATTAGAAGACTTATGACAGAAGATGCTGATATAGCATCGGCATATAATAGCATGGATAATATTACATTACACCAGCTTGTGGCCTATAATACTATTGTTACACAACCATCTATAGCAGTTACTGAAACTCTCGGGTATAATACGATTATTGATGATGATATGGAAACTGCTATTCTCACTGCCGGACAGGCTGATATTCCTCCATATATTTTCCCAATGGTTAGTGAAGAATCAGCTGGGTCAGAAAATACTGAAGATAAAATATATTACTATTATCGATATGGAACAAAATACCAGCATAAAAATATAGAAAGAAATAATAGTGGTTACACATGTAGTGTTATAACTACTGCAAATCCTCTTCTCACAATAAATAATTATATGTGGAAGAATACACATTTAGGTAACGCAACTACACCTGGTGGCGTTGAGCGCAATCATCAGGGTTATGTCACGGACGCAAACTCCATTATAAATAGAAATCTTCCAGCAGTCATACTTGGAATAAATGAAGACAATGATTTACTATATTTAGGTAATCGTAAAGTGGAGTACGTCCTTAGCGACTACGAGATGCCAAATAATGTTTTCTGTGGTGTAGAAAACATGACAGTTATTATCCCAGAAGGAGTCACTGATATAAGTTCATATGCTTTCTGTAGTACGGATGGAACTGATGGTGAAATCCCCTTCTCCATTGATACACTCGTCTTACCTTCTACAATTCAACGTATTAATTACAGAGCGTTCTATAGAGCCGGTGTGAAGAATGTATTTTATCCAGCCAATATAAAATATATCGGCCGTAGTGTATTTGAAAATTGTGGGCTTATGAATGCCTTAGCAATAAATAATGAACTTGACTTCACAACTGCCCAAATGATCAATATTAATACATTACCAACTACAGAAATTATACATGATGAAATGGGGCGTATAATTTTTAGAAATTTTAATACTGCTATCGTTACAACAGCGGCTGGTTCTAGATTAGTACTTACAGGTAATACTTCTATAAATGAGCCAAATACGATTTGGATAACTCCATCTAGCAATGAATATGAGATACAAGACAATTTATCATCGGTTTTTACACCACCAATGAGATATACGTGGTTAAATCCTATAACCGTCTCATCGTCGTCTGTGGTAGTGAAGATAGGTAATGTTTCTTATTTCAGTAAAAATGTTTCTAATAATACACTTACGATTGTTGATAAATCATATCCTGAATTTGGATGTCTCATATTTAAGAATGGAGAACAAATCTTAACTAATATAATACCAGATAATATTGCGTACGGCTATAGGATAGCGACCGTTTCTCTCACTGAAAATAACATTTTTGTTTTTAGAACACCGACCCGCATTACATATGGAACTACCAATGTTATTACGCGCAATATAAACCGAAACATTAGCGAAACATCCATAATAGAGCCTGATGCGTTTGCAGGAAACACTACTCTAGAGGCTGTATCATTTCCAGATAATACAGTAAGTATCGGTTCTAATGCGTTTGCAGGATGTACCGCGCTCACATCGGTTGATATACCAAATACTGTTACAGAAATTCAAGAGGCTGCTTTCGCAAACTCTGGTCTAAAAACAGTTGTTATCCCTCCCTCTGTTACCACAGTTGGTAGCAATATTTTCCAAGGAGTCAGCGATGAACTAAATGTCGTATTTACCGATGAAACTCCTCCACCTTCAGCGCTTAATATTATATCTCAATTACCACCAACAACAACAATTATTGTCCCTGCCACAGCGGTAAACACCTTTACACCATTGGTAGTCGATACCACCATATCAGTATTAGCCGACGCACCTGCTGGTGCCCCAACTAATGTATCGGTCTCTTCTGCGAACCAGTCGCTTGTGGTATCATGGAATCCACCTACAACAACTGGTGGTTCTCCAATAACCAGCTACACTTTATACTACACACCTACTGGTGGTTCTCAGATTACACTAACTAATGCTTCTAATCCACAGACTATTGTTGGTTTGACAAATCGTACAGTCTATTCTGTACAAGTAGTTGCTATGAAGCCAATCGGAGCAGGTACGCCATCTACGCCGGTATTAGGCACACCTCTCCCTAACGGTCCGACATCTTTCACAAACCTATTACCCGGTACATATGCTGATGGTAACGGTGGGGTACGTTATTTCACTCATTATTTTGATGTGCCCGCAGGTTCTTCTACTATAAATATATGGGGTAAGTCAGATTCTAGCTCAAATAGCTCTATTGAACGCTTATATACTGCAACTTCTAGTTCTATAAATCTTCTGGACATTTCTCATATCACGGTTGCTACAGACGCTTCACTTAATAATGGAGTACTTACATTAACCTCTAATTTGAATAATACTACCCGTAATCATAATCTGAGTTTCAATAATCTACAGGCTACGACTCGTTACTATATTATCAGTAAGACAACTAATGATGTATCAGGACAAGAATTATGTATTGCTCTACAGACACTTGCAGGTGTTTCTATACCTATAACATTCATCAAAACAGCTCGTACTATCAATAACTCAACTAACTTAGTCTCAGCAACAGATACAAGCCTTAATGTTTTTACAATAGATGGTATTACGATATCAGATGGCTCTACCCTTAATATACGGAATAAGACCTCTGTTTCAGTTGTCGCAACTCCGTCTGATCCAGATGCTATTGTGTCGATCAGCGGAAATACTGGTCTCATAGATGGTTCCAATAACCTATTTGTCACATGTGACAGCGGCAGATGGTATCACAACTAAATTGTATACAGTTTTGCTAACAGTTTTACAGAACACTATCTCAAGTACTTCGCAGATATCTATCAATGCATTAGCAGCGGAAGCAACTAGCACTGCTATACAAGCTGTAGCAGCCAACATTCTCAGCGATATTGCTGCGAACTCATCTAATAAAGCTACTGTTATCAGCAATTTTATATCTACAATTAACGCATCCACTGATATAGATGAGCGTTCAAAGGTGGCTACCGCCCTATCGGTAGCCATGAAGGTACCAGTTGCCAATAATACTCTCAAGCAGAATTTCAATACTTCATTTAAAGAGCTCGGTTTAATTGAGAATACTGCTTATGACCTCGAAGCCGCACAAGCAACAGCCGCAGTATCATCAGTTGAATCACAGTTTAAGCGTCCTGGCTATAATCCAACAAACTTGGCGATTATAATTCCTAATGAAAGCACAACTAGTCTTACGATTGATCTCAACAAGGGTGATCTAGTTCTCTCGTTTGTACCTGGTGTAAGTTATACAGTTAACGCTCTCTATGGTAACACACTCAGCTCAAACAGCTATACTGTTATATACACACGCAACACAACACAGCGTTATCTTACTGTGAATGGCTCTCGAAAGACGCTTGATAGTACATTTACATTTGATTTTACTAATGCTATTTCACGATATGTCAAGATTGAAGTGACAGGTTCAATTATTATTAGCAATGGCCCGGTTGAAACTAATCCAATCTGTTTCTTAGGTAATGCGCCTGTGTTGACCCCTTCTGGCTATCGTCGCATTGATAGTCTTCAAACCGGAGATATGATTAAGACAGCAGATGGGCGCATAGTAGCAATCCAGCGTATTAAGACAGTCGTAGCAGCACCTGGTGCGATGAGTAATCCATATATTATCCCGGCGGGATATTGGGGTGCCACAACTACCCTGGCAATATCACCGCGTCATCGCATAGCTGTACCTGGTCGTGGTATGGTTGAGGCGTGCGATCTTGGATTGAAACAGCTGCCAATGCGTGAGCACTGGATATACTACAATGTAAGTCTGCCGAACTGGGAGACTGATAACCTAGTGGTGGCAGGTGTAGAGGTTGAATCACTGGCGCCAGTTGAACGGGTGCGTATGACGCTTGGTGCTCTCAGGACGCTGCTTGTCAAAAAATACGGCACCGCAGCTATCTCTAAGGAAGTGGTGGATCGCGTTCTGGCCACCTGCCGGTTGGGCGCTGATGGACTTGTAGAGGCACCTGTTATCCGCAAGAGAACTGTCTAAACGCCGATGACTGTGTGCTTAGCTATCGCTAATCTTGTTACCGTAGCGTACCGTACAATCACAAAGTTAAGACAGG